AAACCAAATAAATCACCTAAACCAGCAAGTGCGCCCCCACCTAATAATCCTAATCCTGCTCCAAAAGCCATATCAAATTCCTTCTATTAAACAGTCACGAACTGCTGATAGTTTCTATTGTGCCTGATGCCGTTTTTACTTGCAATTTGGCTAAATCAGTATTGAACCACATAGTGCCAATATCGGCATTCGGTTCAAGCGCTGTAATTTCTGCCGTGGTATATCCTGGCATTTGCATTCCATTGTTGAAATTATTAACAACAGCATTTAACGATTGAAATGTTTGGTCGTTATATAAAGATGCATCCGAAGTTAAATTGCCTTCTTTATCGGTGTATTTCATAGAATAAAATGTCGGTAAATTAGGTATCGCCATTAATAAATCTCCAAGACGCCATTTTGTGCAACAAATCGTTGCAAACCCCAAAATTCAAGCTGCAATGTCATCTCATTGGCTTGACCCAATCTATGCCATTCAATTTGATTTTGATAAACACCTTCAGCGTTTAACCAGTTACGCACACGATTGCTAAAAGATGCATTCCCATTTTTAGAAAAAGATAAATCAACTGCATTTCGATTTAAATTTGGCGCACAAACAGCATCTTGGGTAATTAAATTATCACCACTTTCGCTAATCATTTGGTCGCCCTCTTCTGTAATGAGAAGGCCATCACAAATAACGCCCGAATCAATATTTAATAATGGGATATCCGTTTCACCTTGTTCTAACCAAAATGAAAATAAACCGGCCCGAAAACGTTCATTGTCAGTTTTTCTAACCGATTTACAAATTCTTTTTCGAGGTATCATTTCTCCTTGACGATTTGGATCAACATTATAATTATAAGTTGTATAATCAGTTGATAACTCATAAATACTGCCATCATTGATAGAAACAAAATAAGTTTTATCATTAAAATAAATTGTTTGGCGTACGGGAAAATAATTTAAATTTTCATCTGATAAATGGAAAAATAGCTGAGCATTAAAATCGTACATTAATGATACATTATCAGATGCGTCAAAAAAAGTTAACACATAAAATAAATGACCATCTTGTCTAACAAAAAAAGCGGCTGATTTATCGGGTCTATTAATAGATTCTAATAAATAATCTATTCCATCTGTCGAGATCCGTTGGTTACTTCCACCATTTGTAATCATCAATGAAGGTTGATTATTTTGATTTTGGGAAAGCCAACAAACGCTATTTTCGCTTGCAGCAATGGAAGAAATAGAGACAGCTCCTCTATCTATATTATAAGATTGAACACGACGATAATTTTCGGTTCCACCTACTTGCGTCCAAACTTCAGCAACACTAGACCCAAATACTATTACATTGTTACCTTGTCCTGGTAATCTTTTGACAGAAATAGCATTATCAGGCTTAGTTTGAATTTCAAACTGATTGGTAGCTGTAATGGTGATGGTATCATTAGTGTCAAAAGATGCTGCGTACCAATTTTGAGCATTAATGCTTTCGGGGTTAGAAGCAATTAAAAAAAATGTATTATGATAAACTACATCATTAGGAATAATAGGGTTGCCTGCAAATGTTAATGATTGTTTAGTTAAATTACCGGTTATATAACTATAAATATAAATATTTTGACCATCTGCTAATGCAATTTGGCTATTTAAATTTTCATCAATATTTACATATCCACTTGCAGTTTCTAAATTTCCTATGAATTGAGGCGCTAATGCTTCATTAAATCGATAAACAGAACTTGAAATAACTGCAATTACAAAATTACCTCGAATAGAATGAAACAAAGCGCGTCCTTCGCCAACTTCATTCACTTCAGAAACTCGTTGAAAACCAGCAAAATTTACAAGCCATTCATCCGAAATAAACATATTATAAGTTTTTTCTAATGAAATTTTAGGATAGCGCCCAAAAGTACTCGAACCTACTATATTAATTGGTACTTCTGTTGCTTTATCAAGTCTCATCCGGCTCTCTTCTTAATAGGGTGGTATCCAGCCTCGGCCTAAGTTAACTTGGGCCCAGCCACCACCGCGAGTAGTTTGCAATGTGGATTGTTTTTGCACTCGCAAATCAATTAATTTAGATTTTTTGTTAATCCAACCTTCGTATTTTGCTAATTGGCGTAAAACATTTTCTGGAGTAGCATAATTAAATTCTGCGCACAATCGGTCAGCTAATGCATACTTAAGATAAGTGGTGTAAAAACTATCTAAAGTTAGTGACAAATCTTGGCCAAGTGCTACTTCACTTAATCTAAATACTCCATGAATTTCTAAAGGGTAAGCAAAATCGGGTGTAAAGTAGATATAAAGCGTACCACCCCCAAAACCACGTTCAAAATACCAAACCTGAGGAAGTGAATTAATATTGTTCACTCTATCGGAACCAAAATAAGCATTTCGCTTATCATAACTCATAGAATAACGAACATTGTTTTTCGTAAAAGTTAAAGTGTCAATGCTAATACAATTTGCAATAGTATAAGCTTCTTGCCCAATTACTCCTGTTACTGTTGTAGTTGATTCGTATGGAATCATGCCATCATCAACAGTTTTTTCACCTAAAATTTCATTGAGATAAGTTAAACCATCGCTAACTTGGCTACCACTAACCCCCTCAAATTCACGCGCAACAATCCCTGCTGTGTAATATGAATTTGAAATTAACTGGTTAGTGGTATATGCCATTTAAACATCCTTTTACAAATAATCCATATAACCTGCCGTTAACAAGGTTAATGTGTCGCCGGAAGTAACTTTATATAGAATTTTAGGTGTCGTTGAATCTAATGCTGCAGGCACTGTAATCATGGCGCGCTGAGCACCAGCAACACCGGTTCCTAAATTTACAATACCGTTAGTAGCACTAGAGCCAAAAGGTAAAAATGCAGCGATATCAGTCGCGCCATTAGGCGTATATGTAGCGTCTAAAATCACGCTTGTAGCAATGGGTGGCACACTAGTGGCTAAGTCAACGGCTGTAAAGCTTGTTGCTGAACCCCCAGAAAGCTCACTAATTCCCACGTCATACCACATTTGACGCTCTTTACCCGTACCAAACTGATGGAAAGCTAATACATTTGGTGTGGCATCTGTTAACACAAAACCTACGCGGCGATACATATCGTAACCGCCAGGAAGTGTTGGAGTACTTGCGTTCAGCGACAACAAACCAGCTGTTGCGCTATAACCAGTAGAATCACCGATTACATATACCGCATAAAAGCTAGATGCAACAATAGCTGCAATATCTACACCATTAGCACCGACAGTAGCACCATCAATAGTGACGGCCGCGCTTAAAACGATATCGTTAATGTTACCGCTATCACGCGCACTACCTGCACCCAATGTAAAAGTTTTCGCGCTAGCACCACTCATCTTCAAATCATTTACATACAATTCGCCAGCATTGACGATTGGAACATTTGGAGTTGCCATATCAAAATCCTCTCTTAGTTAATTAAACGGGTAAAGCAACCATCATGGCGTATTCGGGCACAAGGGTACTTCCCCAAATTACATCATGGACCATACCGCGCTGGTTTCGACCAAATAATGAACCATAATATTGTCTGATTGAGCAACCACTGTCTGGGTCACTAGCAACCGAAGTCGGATATGGAACTTCTTCTGGCAAACGTGGCATTGCTAAGAAAAGAGGCTCACCAGCCATAATTAAACCGCAACGATGAGATGGCAATACAGTACATTGCATGCCAGCAACAATAGCAGTATTAATGTTTTGGTCATTTCCTGCATTAGCTTGAAGTGCAGGCGTAATTTGAACAGTTACCTGTGAACCACCTGTGCTAGCCGCATCAGCAGTTGCCGCAAATTGAACTGGAGATTGTGAAACCGCGTGACCAATAAAGGTTCTGAATCTCAAATCAGTTTGACCTGAAACACCATCGCTAAATTGGAATTTGTCATAAGCTTTTACTGAATCAGCATCACTGGCAGCCGAAGTACCGCTAAATGTAATGGCTGTAACAGCACCTGACGCATCTGTAGTAGTGCTAACCACGGTTAATGTACTACCCGCTGTGCCTTCGGTACCCGCAGTATGAGTAGGCAACAAGTTAGATTGATACCATTCACAACGTGAAAACTCACCCAATTCCCAACTCATAGCAATATCTTCATTTCGGTTAGGAACGAATTGATTCAAACCAGAATTGATAATGTTAGGGAAGGTTAAATCTGACAAAATACCTTGTGTGTTTTCTTTTGCCGCCCCAAAGTTACGGAAGAATGCCAATGCATTTGCTAATTGCGCGTAACTATTAATTGGGGTTACACCATCGCCATAAAAACGAAAAGTGTTGGTTTCAGCTAATTCCGCTACATTGCTTTCAACTCGTGTACCAATTTCAGCAATTGCTGATTTACCGAATTTATCCATATAATCTTCGACGTTGAAGATAAATTCTTGAGCCGTAAAGTCGTACGCAGTAGAGGCTTGTTGGTCAACGACCAAGTTTTGCACGCGTTGTTCTGCTGCTTGGAAAGCAACTACTAGACTATTAGTAGTCGTAAAACGTGGTGGTAAATCGAATGACACGGTATCGCCTAAGTTTTTAGGAATATCCTCATCAAATCGTTGAAACTTTTTGTTGGCGATATTGATAAACGCATAGGAGTTTAACAATAAAGCTAAGTTAGACTCATTATAAGTAATAACTTGTTGTAAAATATTATTTGCCATCGCAAAAATTCCTCTTTAAAGAAAATTTCTACAACGACAATCAGATTGGGGTTATCCGCGCAGCCAGGGCTGTTTACGTAAATCTCTAATGCTGAGCTTGCCGTTGCTTCCTGATAGATTGGATGGTTGTATCGTATCTAACGGAGCACTAACGGGTTGCTCAGCAGCTTGCGCCTGTTGATTAGTCGCAATACTTGCACCTAATTTCAACAATTCTGCTCGCGCCAGCTCGGGGTCGGTTTGAGCTAATGTATGAATAGTAGCAAGTTTTGATGGGTTTTTAGCCAAATCGTACATCACATCGCCCCCATTTTGCATTCCCGAAACCAAATAGACGATTTGCGGAAACTTGGTTGGATCTAAATGTTGCGTAACCGAACTAAAATCCTCATACCTATTAGCTGCATCTTGCATTTTAGCTTGATAATTATTAGCAACCGTTGTCATTTGATTTTCCAACTGTTGCTTTTGCATCTCTTGATTAAAACGTTCCATTACTTCCTGGTAAACGGCATCAGCATTGACTTCACGCGGAACAGCGGTATTTTGCTGCTCTTGTGCTTGCGACATTTGAGCTATCTTTTGTTGATACTCTTGCTCAACCTGTTGCCGTGTCCTTGCGGCAGCCTTTGCTTCAGCAGCAGCTTTTTCACGACCCACAATTGCATTCACTTGTTCCTGAGAAAGCAATCCTTGGTTATTAGCTGGCGCTTCCGTTTGCACGGGCGCATTTAAAACATTTTCATCATTCGGCGCTGAATTATCAGCTTGTTGTGCATCCATTTGTTACAACTATCCTTTACTATCACATTAACCCGTGTGAATCGGTAAGCCTCTCAGCGTGAGAGTTTCGTTCATTTTGACCGCATGAATGCGTAGACCTGCAATCAAAGTTTGCAGTAACTTTTAATAAAATCTATTAATTATTACTAATCAATAGATTTCATCTATTAGTTTAAATCAATGCTTTATTTTTTGTCAAACATATATACAAATAAAATGTAATGAAGAGTCGTGATTTATTTTTTGGGGTCGAGTTTTCACCAAAGCAAAATAATACTTACCCGAGGTCGCGTCTACACACACCAGGGCGGCTGACAAGAATTTAAAGGGAATAAATTGCCAAGATATCACCGGATTTATCAGAGCTGTAAAATCATCGCGTTTAAAAAACGATATCTTGGCAAATTCTTAAGACGCTCTACGTGTATGATGAACGGCCTTACGCGGACGACCACGTTTTTTAGCTGAGCTTTCGGGCTTTTTCTTACTGTTCTTACTGTCCGATTTTCCAAGTATTTTATTGGCCTTAGCATCAATTTTGTTCAAGGTAGACTTGGAAATATTACCCTTGTCATATTGCTGTTGTGCTCTGGCCTTAGCATTTCCCGCATGACTTCTATCCGGCATTGGATATTTTCGCTCTTTAGGCAACCCAAATGTGCTGCTTTTTAGCGATTTACGTTTTTTGGTGGTAAGTTTAGCCATCTTTTTGGTTCTCCTTTTTAATGCAAGCTGCTTTTTTTGCAAAAAAACAACTTTCCTCTAATTTGGTTGTAGCGATTGAAAATTCTCGACTCTCTTCGCACAGGGTTCGCAATTCTTCCAGCAAATTATCATACAAAATGGAAATCAGCTCTAGCGACCGCTTACCATTTTCATTAAGCATATAAACTTTAAACTGTTGGTTCACTTGGTTGCTCCTGTGCCGCTTTTTCGGTATCACCAAGTTGATTGGCCATGTGTTCACTCAATTTTATAGATGAATCTACAATGCTACGTGTATTTTCCGCGTCAATCTCGGCTTTTTTGAGCTCATTTTGAACATCTGAGTTTCTGATTTGATTCATCACTTGCAAAAATTGCGTTTCTGAATTCTTTTCTTCTAAAGATGTGCGCACCTCATCCATCTGGGCTTCATGCTCAGCTTTCATTAGATTAACCTGTTGCGCTGTTGGGCTTTGCAAGTCTTTTTGAGCTTGAGCCACTTTAAGTGCCATCTCTTGTTGCTGCATTTGCTGTGTGGTTTGCGCAAGTTGCTGCTGTTGTTGTTGCGCCTGCTCCATTTGCATTTGGAATGCTTGGGCTTTTTCTTTTAAGCCTTCAATGCCTCGAATATCGATATTGTCGAGCAATACCTGCAATCCTTCTTGATTCATAAATTGAGCAAAAATAGGTGATGATTTCATCAGCGATAATAATGTTTGTAGCGCAATCTCTTTTTGCATTGCAAAATTAACACCCACATCAACTTTAACTTGAAGGCTGTTAGGGTCAAAATTCATGTAAAGTGAATTTGTTTTGTTGATGGCCACATAGGAACGCTCGCCATTTGGTTCTATAATTGGCAAGCTGCGTGGCGTTCTGTAATATTTTGGAATCAAATCAACAATAATTTCAGCGATTCGATTTAATCCTTTAATGTAACCAACCACATAAGGTACTGACGCAGTATTACTTTGAAGCGCACTCCGAGCAAAAGCCACCCCCCCCAACGATCGTGACTGGGAAAC